TATGACAAAAAAAAGACCCTTTTTTTATTACCTAAGCTTTGGCCCTCCTTCTATCCCTTGGTCCTGGCTCCCGTCCTCCGGGCTCCCTCCCTGGCTTCGGGTCCGTCGGCAAAAAGGACCCTTTTCTTATTCCCCACGTTTTGGGGACGCTTACCCAAAGTCGGTTTTTTTGGGGGGTCGGTCTGTGGTGGGACTCCCTTCCCCTCCCTTCCCCCCGCTTTCCTTCCCTTTTCCTATCTTGTTTCATCTTTGCCCTGGCCCAAACTTTAGCCCATAAAAAAACCCCCTAAATAGGGGGTCTCTTTACTTTGGCTTTGGATCCTATTACATTGGATCAATTACGAAGCCAGAGCGGTCTTTCTTTGCCGGGCCTTTGGCCTTAAGACCTAAGATTTTGCCGCTTGTTTCAAGCATAACGATATCCGATTTATCACCGTTCACGACATCCGCCCCAAAGTACGAAGCTGGCAAAGCTTTACGAAAAACGGCCGCAACATTTGCCCCTAAACTTAGGGCTTCTAAACAGTCGGCCTCGTTGCCGGGCTGATACGAAAAGGTCAGCGTATATTTTGAACCGGCATATTTTCTGATCTTGCCTATTAATTTGGTGTAATCATAAAAGATCAGCCCCGGCCCGGCCCCTAAGGTCGTGCCGTAGGACTCCAAAACATCTATGCCGGTGCGATTTTTTAGGATTGCGATAAAGTCAAGATCGGATGTCCCGTTTAATCTCACAGCTATTTGGGTGTTGGTATTTTGGGCCTTAGCGTAAAGCTTTGAAAGCTCTTTTGTCAAAAGATCCGCGAAGGCCTGCCGGTCTCTTATATATAACTCGGTGCGAGATATCCGGGCCTCCTGCACATTGTTAAACCTTCCCCGTCCTGCTGTGAACAAACAAGGGGCCTTGCAACTATCAGCGGCCGGGCATATGTTAACGGCTTTGCTGTTTTGCTGTGCGGGTGCAAGGTATAGAATGGCCGTTTTTAGACTGTTTAGGGCTGTTTTGGCGTTTGTTGCGCCCTGGCTCAAAAGTTTATTTTTGCGGGCTTTTAGTTTGCCTAAAAGATCATTCACGCGGGGACTGTTGTAGGCGTTAACTGTGGCGGGGGCTGTGGTCATCGTTTCCATAAATTAAGGGGTTTTTAGGGGTTTTTGGTGGATTACTTGTTTAAGCTATTAATTGCGGCCTGCACTATATTTTGGCCTTTGGTGGTCAACTGTGCCCGGTAAATTGCGGCCAACATTCTAAGACCTGCGGCCTTATCAGCTGCGGCCATATTTTGGGCCTGTTCTATTTGTTTTTGTAGGTTCATTTGGTGGGGGTTTAGTTTGGCTTAATTGCCTACGGCAAAGATAAAGTAAAAATATATATATGTGACCTTTGCCCTAAAATATTTTTTAGTCTACCTTTGGCCGGTTCTGATCAATACCTTTGCCCGGTTAACTGTGGCCGTATTTTTGATCCAGGGCGAAAAATGCCCACTTTTTAGGACATTGTCTACTTTTTAGGTCGCTCTATGCCCTATTTTTTGGACATCGTCCACTTTTTAGGACATTTTGTGCCTGGCTCGCATCGCCCGGCCTTGACGATACCTTGACGATACCTTGACGATGCCTTGACGATAGGCTGACGATACCTTGACGATTTTTTGACGATTGGTAAAATTATTTTTTGACGATGGGCGCAACCACTAAAATTATATATAAGTTTGTGTCAACGAAACCCCTACCAAATGAACCACCAAACCCCCATCCCGGCCCACCTGCCGAAATTCGTTCACCTTTGCGGTGGCGATCAATTGCTGAATGTTGAAGCCAAAACGATCCAATCCTTTGACGAGTCCTACGAGGTTTTTTCGCTTGACGAAGCCTTTTTAACGGCTGACGATTTAGCCCAATTCCACAACGATTTGACGGAGGCCATCGGCCCAAAAATCGGTGATGAACTGTTTATTTTCTTAATCTTGAAAGCTAACAACCTTTAACCCCCAACCAATGCGCCAAATCACCGCCAAATTCAGCTCCACCTGCCCGGCCACCGGGCTGACGATCCACAAGGGATCGCCCTGCATCTACGACCAAACCGCCCGGAAGGCATACCACCCAACCGCCAAAGATTCGTTGACGAAGGATGTTGACGATCTGGCCGCCTACATCCAGGCGGAGCAGGAAGCCTATTTTGACTCCTTTTGTCAATCAAACAACCTTTAACCCCCAAACCCCCAACCCGTGAAACAGTTAATCCAAATTTATTCCACCCTTGACCCGGTCACCGAGTTATTTGTCGCATCCTGCGTTTTGATGATCATCTTTATGATGATGACCAAATTAATCGCCTACCTCTTCCCAACCCGATCCAACCAACCCCAAAAATTCTAAGCTATGGCCTTTTATCGCAGAACCTCGTATAAGCCCACCCTAAGCCCCGCAGAACGCGAGGCAAGGGCAGAGGCCCGATTCCAAAAGAAAGTCGCTCAGGACGAAGCAAAACGGGCAAAGAGCGCATTTAATTACGCAACGGCCGGAGGTCGCTATGTCCCCACCGAACGACAATTGATCGCGGCCAAGTATATGGTGACTCAAGAGGTTGATGACATATCGGCCGAAGTAGTGATTTTGGGCGCGGAGTTTAAGCAAACCGTCCACCACGACCACATCCACCGGGTGAATGAGTTCATCCGCAACAACCCATCCTTGAACTTATGACGATCCGCGAAACATTGAGGGCCGGTCTTCCTGCCGACATCGCCTCAGCCGCGATCTTCAACCTGCAATCCCAAGGGTACGGCCCCAAGCGTTTGGCCCATTCGGCCGATGATCCCTGCGATGACCTGGGCGATGCCTTGATGAGCTTTATTTGGGGCGAAACTGACGAAGGCTTTAACTACTGGGAGGGCGTTTACCGCAAGTACAAACCAACTGACGATGACTGCGTCCTTTGATAATGGCCTTGATGACTCCCTTGCGATGAGCCAGGGTCGGAAGCGCAAAGGGATTTCCTTGGATTTCCTAATATGGAAACGCAAGGCCAAGTCCATCGTTGACCCTTACGAATTGGCCGAACTGATGAGCCAGTATTACCTTGACCAAGCCTCTGACATCTCCGATCCACAGGTCAAAGCTTTGACGATGCTTGCGATTGCTGGAATTGACTTTGATGCCATTGCTTTGGAGTTGATAGAGTCTACCCACTACGAGAAAGACACCAAGAACTGATGCACAATTCGCCATCCATCAAAGGATCAGTCTCGTTGACTTTTGACGAGGCGAACCGTTTGCTATTCGTGATGAAGAAAGCCGGGCTTGAGGACACCGCGTCCTTCCGCAGGGTGCATACGCGAATCCGGGAGATCGTGGATTTCCACCTCTACAACACCAAAGTACCGGTGGGCGATGCCTCGCACTATTGGTGCAACAAACGACTGCCTCCGGGCGTATCAAGAAGTTCTATGGGGCCATTCTTTCCCCTGCCCCCGGCCTTGGTCTTTGACCTCAAAAAGTACCTGGTGGAGGGCGATTTGGTGACGATTGCGAACGAGAACAATTGGAACTACGATTCGGTGAAGAAGTGCCTTGAACTGCCCCGGATTTACCGCAACAAGCACGGAGTGACGAAGATTTCCAACCCCCCATCACGCTACCCTCTCGCGATCATTAATCAGTTGATGAAGACCGCTGAGAATAACCGTAGGCACAAAAAAGATTTGAGAACAACGAGATTACGCTTGAGAATTTACATTGAAAAAAACCTTAAACCCTTCTACAATGAATTTGAAATTATCCAACCCTACGTCCCCGGAACCCCTCGCCAATTGGCTAAAGCACATAAGGAAAGCGTCAGGACGAAGTTTGAAGCCGGATTGGTCGGAAGTAATCCAACCGTTCCGAGTAAACTGGACTCTTTACGGCCAATACTTGGAAGCGAGAGCAGTTTTGATGGGAGCGAAGAACGAATTTGACAACCTTTAAACCAAACCAAATGAACAAAGAACTTGACCCAAAAGCCTTGATTGATAAGGCTCACGATGCCTTGACAAAAAAGAAAGGCCGGCCAGAATACGCTCCAAACGCCCACGAAATTCAAGCGTGGATAGATGGTTATCTAAACCAACCGATACAATTCCCTTCGCACGAAGAGGTAATCAATAACTGCCCTGATGCAAACTTTTCTTCCCGCGAATCCTGGTTTCGTGGAACTATATGGATGCAAGAGCGCGTTTTAGAACTTAACCACCAAAACCAAACCAAATGAACAAACAACCACACCACCTCTACCGCCACGAAATCATCAAGTTGCTGATTAAGCGAATGGACTACACGATGCAGTCCTTTGCCGATGATGCCAAGGTCAACATCGCCACCATCTTTAATTGGATGCGCAAGCCCGAATCCTGCCGGAGCGAAGCGCAAGTTGAAACGGCCTTCCTCCGCAGGGTTGAACAAACCAAAGTCATTCCCGTCAAGAAAGCGAAGGCAATTCTGCGAAATTCCGAATTAACCCTCAACATCAGCCAAAGTGAATACATCCGGGTGATGATGGATCGCCACAAGATTACAGTTGACGCATTAGCCAAAGAATCGGGCATTGAGCGCAACCAGGTCTATTTCTGGACGCAAGGGAAGAAGGAAGGCATCCGATTTGACGAAACTCTAAAAAATTATTTTACCAAAGCGATACAGAATCACCACGAAGCCTTATATTTGTGAACACTTTTGTTAATACCTAAACCCCAAACCAATGACCTTACTTGAAAAATGCAATGCCGATGTTTACAAAGCCATCCTTGACAAGAAATCGGAAACCCCCGAAATTGGTGAGAGACTTATTGCTATACTGCAAGAGTACCAATACTTGTGGCAGATAACTCTTAGCGAAATGCTTGTGTTTTCAGCCCATCTTCCTTTGGAAATTTGGGATTGCAAGGTCCACACCTTCCACCTCCTTTTTAAATCCCAACAAACAACCACAATGCCTTAAACTATGAAAACAAACCTCTCCTCCGATCAACTTGCGCTCATCGCCAAGCCTCTCCCTCCCCAGGCCGTAAAGGCTCACCCAACCCGTGCCGGGATGTCCACCATCAAGGCCATCTTCGTCACCGAACGATTCAACGATGTCTTCGGAGTCGGTGAATGGATGATTAAGACCGAACTGCTCGCTCCCATTTCCTCCATCACTCGCACCACCTCCTACGGTAAGGAGCGCACCGAGTACACGGCTCTGGCGAAGACGATCCTTGAAGTCCCGGCCTACGGCATTTATTACGAATGTATTGCGTCCTCCACCAACGATGATATGGGCGATGCGGCCAAGGGCGCGACCACCGATGCAATCACCAAGATTGCCTCCTACATCGGAATCGGTATTGCGGTGTTCAAGGGCGAACACGATGCCCCTGTAAAGCCTCCTGTTGAACGAACTCCTGCTCCTGCGACCACGACTGCCCCCGCGACAAAGAAGCGCACCACGGAGCCGGTTGTTGTCCCAGAGGCATTGCGGAAAATCCATCAAGAGTACATCATCTCACGGGCCGCTTTGGGTTCACCCGAAGAGCAAGCCGACCCACGCTTCGTGCCGAACGATTGGGATGCCGACCGCTACCAAAAAGGAATCAACTACTTCAACGCTAAAAAGAAGAACTGATGAAAGAAGGACAAACAATCGGACAATGGCTGAACTGGGATTTCAAAACCGATGGGGACTTTAAAATCTATAACAAGAGGGGTAATCTAATCTACTTTGAGGATGAAACGAGGTATCGGGCAAAATGGGAATACGATTCTCAAGGAAAAGTAATCTACATTAAGGATTCAAAAGGATACATTGTAGACAACCGCCCCAAACCAAGTCGTGACAAACCAAGTCGTGAATTGACCCTTGAATCACTACCAAGTCGTGAATTGACCCTTGAATCACTTGCCGAGGATGTCCTCAAATTGAGCGAACTTATGACCCAATTTGTAAATCAAGTAAACCAATCCAACACAATCAAATAGCCCCAACACTATGGAACAACTCATCACCATCCCACGGTCAAATGTCAGCAAGGCTGATATTCAGACCTTCGCTTCCACCCTCATTGAGCAAATCAACGAGGGCCAAGTCAACGCCCTGGAAGCCCACATCAAACTCAAAGCGATGATTAAGGCGATTGACGCAGTAATCAAGGCCACCGAAGAAGTGGTCAGCGATGAAGCAGGCAAGCACCCCGGCAAGAGCTTTGATGTCTTCGGGGCCAATGTCCAAATGAAGGAAGGTTCGGTCGGGCCGAACTGCGACACCGACCCGGTGTATGCCCAAATCAAGGCGCAACTGAAAGACCGGGAAGAACTGCTGAAACTCGCGTTCAAACAAGCGGGGAAGGCGATGATTACGGATCCGACCACGGGCGAGGAAATCCCCATCTGCGAACCAAAGGCCACCAAAGGAAGCATCGCAATTACATTCAAATGAGCCAACAAACTGCATTGGAGTGGGTAATCCAGGAATTACGCCTCCGTGAATTTGAAAAGATAGAAATCAGCAGGGGCGAAACTCGCTTCACCGACATCCTTGAGAAGGGTCTTGCAATGGAGCAGGAGCAACGCCACGATTCGTACCATCGTGGTCTGCAAGATTGTTCCGAAGTTGAACCATCGGGCGAATGAGAGCCATCTTCATCCTTCTTCTTCTCTCCTCCTGCACCAACAATCGGCCTTGGAAGGTCATTGAGGTGCGGGAGAAGGGAGAGGAGTGCGAATATGTGTTATCAAGGTCAAACGGCTTCGGGCCACAAGTAAAAATCAAGACCGATAAGTGCGGTAAATATCAACTTTTCCAAACCATAAACCCCTAACCCAAACCAAATAAATAACAAGAAAATGAAAAATTATGTAGTAGGCATTCTCTCAATGTTTGAGAATGATTTGAAACTTTTTAAAGTAGTAGCTGAAAACGAATACGAAGCCATTAAGAAGGGAATGGTAGAGTTTACAGACAAACCCGAAAGTAAACAACACGAAATTGATTGGCAAAATTCACCTGATTACCCAACCGATTTAGAGGGTCTTTATTCAGTTTATGAGGAAATGCCTTTTTCCGTAGTTGAAGTAGGCTCATTTTAGCCTGACCACTAACTCGTTTATTTGTCTAACCCCCAACCCCTAACCCAAACCAATGAAAAAACTCTTATTCCTCCTCCTGCTCACCTCCTGCGTTGCCGAAGACCAACCAACGCCCTACGAATACCGCGTGACCGGCACATCGGGCAACTACTCCGTCACCCTTCAAAACGCCTACAACAACCTCCAACAATTCGGGGGGGTGGGCAATGGATGGTGGTACAAGTGGACGCAGACCGGAACAAGGGCGCTCTACATTTCGGCCCAGAACAACAACGCCTCTGGAAGTGTGACCGTTGAAATCGTCCGTGGCGGTCGGGTCGTTGCATCCAACACCTCGTATGGTGGCTACACCATTGCGACAGTATCGGGCAGATATTAACCTTAAAGCAATGGAAAAAGAACTTGACCGATGGACGCTGGCCCGCGAGTATTCCAGATTGATGGAACACAGAAAATGGGCGCAGGAAATTCCCTACTTATCATTTCCTTCTGATTGGAAAGTAAAAATAGTTCCTCCGTTTAACGGGGCTATGGTGAGATTTTATGTAAAAAAAGAGGAAGCATTTGTTTCTGTTTTCTTGGATTGCTATGACCTTTTGGGGTTCTGTCAAGGTCATTATTGGGAGGTTCATCCCCACGAAGATGATGTTTTTCGTTGTGAGATGAATAAAACGGAGGAATTGCTTAAAGCCATTTCTCACTCAATTTCAAGTCAATTAAACCGCATTTAACCAATGCTTAACCCCGAATTTACCTTTTCACCAACTTGGTGGAGGCTCTCCCGGCTTGGGAAGGAGCCAAATGTCATCCGCATTGCGGCCTTGGACTTCTTCTGCGACTACACCGCAAACGAGGGCAAGATGAGCGTTAACGAAGCCCTGACCATCCTCGGAGAACCCGTTTTGGAGGCTTTAATCGCCAACGAAACGCTCGTTGTGGATGGCGAAAACATCCGCATCCCCTACCTTGATTCGCAGAAAAAAACCAAAATTGAGCAAATAAGATTTATTATAGATAATAATAAAGATATAGACAACTATATTACTATCAGAGGGAGAGATAAGATAGATAGGGATGATAGAGGGGGTATGGGGGAGAAAGAAGGGAAAGAAAGAAAAGAGAGGGAGACAACCCTGGAGGGTAGAAAGCGCAGAGGCTCCATCTACGACCACGACCAAATGCTCCAAATGTTTGAAGGCTTTTGGGAATACTACGACAAGAAGGTCGGCAAGGACAAAGCGATGGTCGCTTGGTTCAAACTCACGGACGAGGAGGTGGAGAAAATCAGGAATACCCTTCCCGCTTATTTAGAGGCTCACCACGAGAAGAAGTACCGCAAAGACCCGGTAAGATACCTTTCGCATAAAGCGTTCAATGACGAGCCTGTAAATGCGTCAGAGAGGCATTCACAATTTAACCAATCCAAAACCTATGAATCAACCCCAATCAAGCATTACGCCCCTGAGTCCGGAATTGTACGCTGAGTACCAGGATCGGATGCTCGGCATCCTCATCTGCGAAATCCTCAAGCCGGGAGATATCGTCCTGCAACTGCGGGAGGAATACTTTGAGGAAGGGAAGCGCAGGAATGTCTTTCGGGCCATTCGTGAACTCCGCAAGGAGGAGGTTCCGATCAACACGCTGACCGTCCACCAGAAGTGCAAGGCTCTCAATTTTGGCATTGACCCGGTGTACCTGGCCACCATTGACAACGGCCTTTACACGGCAGACGGGTGGAAACACTACCGGTTTGAACTGCACCAACGCTTCGTGCAGAGCCGCATCCACGAAATCAAGGTGGAGTTCTTGAAGCACCAGGATGTGGACAAGCTTTACAACGAGATGCAGGAGATTCGCTCTCTTGACCCCGATCCGATTGCGACCGAGGCCCACGAATTGCTTGTGGGCTATATGATGGAATTGGACTCCATTCTTTCGGGTCGGAAGCCAAGCCGCATCACGCCCACCTACCATCCCAACACCGACCGCCTTATCACCGGCTTCAAGCCTTCCGAGTTCATCATTTTGGGAGGCAGACCTGCGATGGGGAAGACCACCCTTGCGGTGCAGTACGCCTTGAACCAAGCCCTTGCCGGGCGAGCGGTGGCCTTCTTCACGATGGAGATGTCCACCGAGCAGTTAATGACCCGACTTGTCAGCAACCTTTCGGACATTGATGGCGAAGCGTTCTTGGATGCGCAAAACCGCATCACCCCGCAGGCCTTTCAGCAGATGGGCATTGCGGTGGACAAGGTGAAGAATGCGCCCCTGCACATCGTTGACATCCCTGGGGCCGACCCCGGAAGGATTGAGTTGGAGTTAATGAAGCTCATCAAAACCCACAAGATTGAAGGGGCATACATAGACTACCTTCAGTTGATTTCGGCCCTGCCCGAAGACCGAAGCAAAGCGAGGATTGAGCAAGTCACCAACATCTCCAAGTACATCAAGGCGATATGTAAGAGGCTGAATATATGGCTCTGCGTGGTGTCTTCGTTGTCAAGGAATGTGGAGCAGAGGGAGAGCAAGAGGCCCAAGATGAGCGACTTGCGTGAAACGGGGCAGTTGGAGTTTGATGCAGACAAGATTCTGTTTGTGTTTCGGCCTTCGGAGTATATGGATGATTCGGATTACAACAAGGACGAGTTGAGGGATGTTATGGAGATTCTGTTTCGCAAGAACAGGAATGGGAGCATCGGTACTGCGATGGCTAAAGTTCAATTACAATACACAAAAGTGTTGGAATTTAGCGGAGATATCCCTACCTTTGAGGAGAAGATTGCAACCAAAAAAGCCCCATTCTGATGAGCCACATTCTTGAACAAATAATTGACCGATACCCGGATGAGTCCTTCTTGAAAGCCCAAGGGCTTAATAGGGCCATTATCGGTGTGGACGAGGCATCAATGAGGCTTGTTTACTCGGTGAGCAAGTGCATTGACATTTTGCGAAATGATATGACCATTGAAGAAGCCATAGAGTATTTTGAGTTCAATGTTCGCGGAGCTTATGTCGGAGAAAAAACCCCCATCTGGTGTGAAGATGATTTTGAACTATGAAATACGCAGGAGAATGCCCGAACCACGGCCTTGTGGCCCACGATGCAGACCAAAAGACCCTTGACCTCAAAGGTGGCCCATTCTGCCCCTACTGCGGCAGGCTCGTTTTGGTTCTGAAAACGGATAAAAAGAAGAAGAAATAGAAATGGAACAGAAAGTCGGCTTGATTGAAAACAAGATGTCGGAGAACATCATCTCGGTGGTTGCGTCCTACTTCGGCATCACTCCAGAAGATTTGCAGAAGAAGACCCGCAGGGCCAACATCGTCCACGCACGGCAGATATGCACCTTCCTCATCCGCAAGTACACCAGGATTAGCAAACTGTCTTTGGGCCGAGTTTACTTCAACCAAGACCATAGCACGGTAATCCACTCCATCCGATTGATTGAAGAGGAAGCGACCCACAACATCCGGGGAACTCGCAAGGATTTGGAAAACATCTGCAACATCATTGAAGGCAAAGCCCCTGCGTTCAAGTCAAAGATTAAGACCAAGTTCTGCGTCCTCTTGCGGTGCGATGATATGAAGGATGAATACTATGGCTTTTGGGACAACTCGGACGAAGCCAATGTCTGCCTCCAGGATAGAATCAAGTCGCTTGTCGGTAAGAAGAAAGACCGATGCGTTGAGAGTACGATGATTAAAGTGAAGATGATTAACAATGCCTAAACCCAAATCAACCCCCTTAGAGCTATTTATGGATTGGCTATCCAACCAACCCGGCTTGGTGCTGAAGACCGTAGTAATGAAGAAGGCTGACAAACTTCATCAGCGCGAGGAAATCAACCACTTGAAAGCCGCCTATGCAGAAGGGTACGACAACTACTCGCACCCCAAGAATTACACGATTGACGCTTCCGAATGGTATGCCCGGAAGTACAAGCGTTCCGAAAAAATTGGCTGCCGAAAACCTAAACCTTTCTACAAACCCAAAGAAAATGTCACAACAAAACCCACCAAAAGTTTACGCAAAAGGGATTTACATTAACAAGAAGATTATCGCAGGCAAGGAGCTTGTTGAACTCTCTTTTAATGCAGACCAATTCGCTGCCTGGCTTCAGGAACACAAAGACGATAAGGGCTATGTCCGAGTCGCTTGTTGGCCGAAGCGTGAAGCGGATAAGTACGGCACTCACAATGCCGAGTTGAATACCTGGAGACCTACCCCAAAGGCAGATGTTC